GAGTAATTACTATTGGCGTATGCCATAAGAATTCCCCTTAATAATTTGCAGTTCGTAATGCGTTAGCAATTACAGCCCTGCGGTCAGTTTGATTTAATGCGGTAGTCAAACCCGCGCTTGGTGCGCCTTTGATCTGAACTGCCGCAGCTTTTGCTCTCTGGGCTTGATTCTGGGCTTGCAAGTTCTGTTGCTGTTGAGCAAACATCTGTTGCGAAATCGCAGGGTCTAACCGAATGGCCGTGTCATACGCTAATTGCAATTTCTCGCGCTCAGACATACTTCCCGTGTCCCCCAGAATGTGCGGTGCTTGGAGAAGCGTCAGCATTCTGTCTTGGACTGCCTCGAAATGTGCATTCGCAGGGTCAGCCGCGAATTGCTGGATTACCGAGAGTGCTCGGCTTTCATTCTGTTTCTGCGCCTCATACTGGCTCTGCGTGATGTGCTGAGTCAGTTGTTGAACTTGTTGCGCGAGTTGATTGTAGTGATTATCTTGTGGCTGTGCTTGCCCGTTGAAGTGGGATGCGACCTGATCTAGCGGTATTTGGAACTGCTGAATCATCTGTGCCACGGCTTGAGACTTCTGTTGTGGCGTTCCTGTGCGTAGAAGAGCTGCGGTTTGTAAAAGTGGCGCAATAGCCGTTGCAGGCGTTGCGTTCTCGTTTCTTAGCATCCACTCATAGGGTTGGAAAAGGTCTGTAATCGCCTTTGCCTCGGCATCCCGACTCTTGTATGTGTTGATGCCACGCTCAAAGTCTGCCTCTCTTTGGGCTATCGCTTGGCGTAACTCAGGAGGGGCTTTTTCCCAATGTGCCTTCATCTCTAACTTGAGAGACTTTGGCATATCAGGGGCTTGAATAGCAGGCTTGTCCTGTCTACTAGCAGGCGTAGGGAACTTGCTTGGGCGTTCTGCCCTAGCCTCTTTAGGCTCTTTGGTGTCTTTTTTCAGTGCCTCGCGGATTACCTCTGCTCGACTGAGAGGCTCTGCTTTCGGCTCTGCCTTTACTTCGGCAGATTCCGTCTTAATCTCTGGTTCTGGGGGAGTTGGGTCAATCGTGTCGGGTGCGACAACTTCGTTTTCCATTTATCTCATCCTTTTCATTTGGTCTAAAGTCAACTTAATCATTTCTTTGCGCTCTGGCATGGGTCGATTATGCAACCGATTCGCCATCTCTACATTTAAATTGGACATTTTCATGGGTGCTATCGGTGCGCCTGGTCGGTCAAACTCTTGCACCATCGCCACTTGCCCTCTAAGACGCTCATTGTGAGCTGCCTTCTTTTTGTTCCACTCTTGTTGAGCATATTTAACATCAGAATGCCCCATCTCAATGGAGTCTGTACGCTTTAGGTGCTCACGCCATTGGGCGCGACCCTCAATCATTACCCCGTCTGGTGACATAAATGGGGCTATATCGCCCATCACAGAATATCGCTCGTTTGGTGGGCCGAGGTGCTTTTCGTAAGGCTCTGACCCGTCAGATGGAAATACCCAAGTTTGTCTCACATCATCTCCAATATCATTGCAATGTCTTCTTCATCTTGCTTAAGTCTAACCTTATTTTCTAAGGTTTTGACCTTTTCCATCAGCGAATCATAATCAATTTGTTTTCTGACCGCAATTTCTATCGTTTGCTCGGGGGCGGTTGTGATTTCTTCCCTTACCTCGGGAGGTAGACCAAAGATAGCCTCATGGAGTTTCTGTTTTCTTTGAGCCTCTACTTTACGTTCGTTTTCCCATTGCTTATCGCGCTTTTTCTCATCAAACCCAAAGTGACCACCAAGAGGGGCTTCAATGACAGGCGGTGTTACCGCAACCGAGATAGCTGCAAAGGGCTGTTCTGCAAAGGAATTAAAGCCAAACATTTAGCAATCTATTGCATCTTCAAACCCAACCTGATTCTTTAAATCAGCATAAAGGCTTTCCATCAGATTACCTGTTGGAGTTGCACAGTAAAAGGCATGACTTGCTACTTCTTGTGCGTTTGCTTGCCTAGCATCTGCACTTGCAGAAACAGATACCTGATATTGGCATTGGTCTTTGTTTGCATGAATATTGGTTATTCGTGCATAGGCTTCTGTAAAAGGAACACCAACATTACTTGTAGAAATAGAGATTTTGAGTGCCATGTTTATCCTTAGAAAGTCATTTCTGTTGTACGTATTTGGCAAACCCATCGAATAGTTGTTGCCGCTTGACCAGTTACTGTGATTGCTAAACCACCATTGGTTGTGTCTGCGGTGGCAGTAACAGCCCATGTAGCCGCCCCTGCATCTGCGTAGAGTGAAGTTACTGTTGCAGTACCAACAATAGCCGTAGTTCCTACACCAGCACCCCTTTTAATTACGCCTTCAATTGTCCAGCCTTTTGTGTCTCCTGCTGCTGTCTTACCCGCTATAACTTCACCACGGAAAAAGTAAGCAGAGTTGTTGGGTAGGATTACTTGGTTACCTGTTGATCCTACACTTCCATCACAAGTAAGAACAGCGGGTGTTGAATCTGTAGTTTGCTTGGCAATGACCAACAAAGCAGATTGTGAAGCTCCTACGCCATTAAGAGGGTCGTATGAAGCTGAAAAAACGGTGTATCCAGTAATTGATCTAGCATCTCCGTTAACCCCTCCAACAACTGCGCTAACTAAACCAGACGCTGTATTTGAAAAACCACCAACAACCGCAGAGTATGTGTTAGAGGCGTTATTTGAACTTCCCCCAACAACAACCGAAGTAGAACCTGACGCTGTATTGGTTCTACCGCCTCCAACAAAAGAATAAATACCACTTGCAGTGTTTCTATCACCGCCACTAATTGATGAATAACTCCCTGATGCTACTTGAGTAGCTGCATTTCTACTTTTTTGCCAATCAGTCGCATAAGTTCCGCGCTTGTTACCACCAGTAGTAGTGGAATTAGGCACTTGAGCAAGCGTAGCACCTGTACCTTTGGCCACAAAAGCAACATCAGCGTTTGTAGATGCAGCAGAGGCAGTTAATGAATCAACGTAAACAGTTCCGTTAGGTGCAGCAGTAGATTCAGCGGCAGTAAAGCCTGTTAAACCACCTCCAGCAGCCCATTTAACACCACTAACTTGCGTACTGTCAGCAGTTAAAACATGGGTGTCAGTGCCAACAGCAATACGGACGTTATCTGTCCCGTTGCTTACGATCAGATCACCTTTTGTTGTCGCGGGTGATAACGCATTAAAGGCAGCAACAGCAGTTGTTTGTCCTGTGCCACCATTGGCAATTGGTAAAGCAGTACCACTATAGGCAATCGCCAATGTGCCACTTGTTGTTATTGGTGAACCAGTAACAGACAAGAATGATGGGACAGTTGCCGCAACGCTTGTTACTGTGCCACTACCGCTAGGAGCCGCCCATGAACCATCGCCACGCCAAAAAGTAGATGCTGATGCCGATGTACCGCTATTTAGGTTGGTTACAGGCAAATTACCAGTTACTTGTGTTGCAAGACTGACGTTTGCTAATGTGCCACCAAGGGTTAAATTACCACTTGTTGTGACTGTGCCTGTCAATGTGATGCCGTTAACTGTTCCTGTTCCACCAACACTTGTTACTGTTCCGCTACCTTTGTTGTTAAATGTTGTCCAATCAGCAGAACTTAGTGCGCCACGATTAGTCGCAGATGCGGTAGGTACATTTAAAGTGATTACTGGAGTTGTAGTTCCATTAGCCACAGTAGAACCTAAATCAGTCCCTGTTGTGCCTAAAGTAAGTGCCGCTACGCTTGTTACAGTTCCACTACCTTTACTATTAAAAGTAGTCCAATCAGTAGAAGTCAAATAACCGCTAACTGAAGTTGTAGCCGCCGCCATGCTAATTGCGGGAGTTGTGCCACCACTAGATACTACTGGAGCAGTACCCGTTACTGAGGTAATTGTCCCAGAACCTTTGTTATTAAAGGTAGTCCAATCGGTAGAAGTAAGATAGCCGCTTACAGTAGTAGTAGCGGCTGGCATTGAAATTACAGGGGTTGCTCCACCAGTTGATGCAACAGGAGTAGTAGCAGTTACAGATGTAACGGGTGCAGTACCACTAGATGCGGCAGTTATTAGACCTTTTCCATTTACTGTAAGAGTTGCATTGGTAAATGATCCAACATTTGTGTTTACAGTTGCCAATGTTCCTGCGGCAGTCACATTTGCAGAACCATCAAAACTTGGACTTGTGTAAGCCAAGTCACCTGTAATGGCTAATGTTCTGCCAGTTGTAAGAGTTGCGGCACTACCTGTCGTACTTTGATTTAATGTAGGAATGTCTGCGGCAACAACTGCCCTGAATGTTGGATTACCAGCAGAGCCATTAGGTGCGGCTAAAACAAAGTTTGCAGTCTTACTTGCGTATGGATTTAGAGTATCTCCATAATTAGCAGACAAAGATATAGCAGGTGTAGCCCCACCACTTGAGGCTACTGGAGAAGTTCCTGTTACAGCAGTAACTGTTCCGCTAGATGGCGTTACCCATGTAGGTGCGCTTGTGGCATTGCTTTGTAAAACCTGTCCCGCAGTTCCTACTTGACCATTAAACGCTACCGACCCATTGGTGTTGATCGTCATTGCGTCCGTAGTGCTAACAGAACCATTGATGATCATGCTTATCTTTTGGTTATCCCATGACCCTAAGACTAACGGGCCACCGTAGGATTCCACAAAACTAGCCAATGGCGTAGAAAACCCGTTGTTGGGAAACCCCGCAGCCGAGTAACTGTAATTAGCGTTATTAATGCCTAGTTCGCCATAAGCCGTATGCCCACCATCATTGACGGCATAACTTGCATAACTGGTGTTTGCTGAACTTGTGTTTTGCAGGCTTGTGTAAAGATATAACGGCTCACTTGCCGTAAACCCTGCTATCACGCCAGAGTCTGTGTGACCAGTAGCATCACCTACATTTAAAGAGCCAACATTGGTTGTGCCACTTGTGTAAGGAATCAATACCCGATTATTAGCGTCTTCATTGACTGATTTGCCAGCAGGGTAAGTAACAAACACATCCTTAGAGCCTGCCGTGAAGTCAATCTTAGACCCCGTAGATGACGATAGAACCGTATCTCTGGCTAAAGTACCGCCATAGTAAGTCCCAATGCCCACTTCCCATTGAGAAGTGCCTGCAATCGTGTAATAGGTTGTGTTGTTGTTGCCAATGACTGAGAATGACTGAAACCCTGTTACTGCGCCACCCAAAGTAATCGTGCCCGTTCCTGTGGAGGTTGTGGTCTCCCTGACCCTATCGGCTAGGACGAGGCTCATACTGTTTCTACGCCTATTACTAGACCGTCAGCACCCCTAATTACTTTTTTGGGCGCAGCTAATCTGTTCATTGCTTGACCAATGTTTTGCATTGTTTCGCCATGTAGGTTAGCCATGTTGTCGTGCAATGCTGTCATCTTGTCCATTGCTGTCAATATTGTGCCACCCAACTCATTGGTAATCTGCGCGGCGGCAGCTTCCACCACAGGCAAATCAACGCCAGGGTTGCTACCGATTCGAGCCACCATGATCTTGGTCGCTGCCTCCAACTCAGTTTTCCAACGCTCGTATTCCTCACGCCCTTGCATTTCCCGAGCCTTGACCTGTAACTCGTTATTGGCAAGTTGTAAGGCAAACTGCTCTTTCATCTGCTCTAGTTGCATATCTGCTTGGGCTTTTGCCTCTTGCATTTGCATCTCAAGTTGGGCTTTACCTTGTTCAAGTTGAGCCTGTGCCTGCATCTTCATTTGCTCGGTTTGGGCAGAGGCTTGCATACGCATCTGTTCGGCTTGTTGTTCAGCCTGTAACTTCATCATCTCAGGATTCTGAGGCGGTTGTGCCATCGCTTGCTGTGCTTTCGCTTGTAGCGACTTCATTGCTTGCTCAATAGCCGATTCCAAACCTCTGCCTGCTCTGTATCTGCGTACCAAGAACAATAGCATCTCGCTCATCATTGGCAACATCTCAGGGGCTTGGGACACCATAGGCAAAGACTGACCTAAGAACGAGCCAATTGCTTGAACTGCCTCATTTGCGTTCTGTTTGTCGGCTTGCTCGTCAATCTGCGCTAGGGTATCTGCCTCAACTTGGATGTGGAAGTCACGAATCGTGCTGTTCGAAAGCATCTGCACCGCAGCTTGCAACAGTTGCGGATTCTGACCCTCTGGAGTGTTCATCACCCCAGACATCTCGACAATCAACTCTGGTGGGTAGAACTTACAGACGATCTGCGCCTTAATGCGGAACAGATCAGTAGCAAATCTCGCCACATCGCCCTGAGTAGCCCTCAGTCTCAGGCTACCAAAGTTGGCTTTTAGTTGTTGAGCACCAAGGGTTTCGTTTGCATTGCTTGCACCACGAATAATGTCTGATATTCCACAGATTTCGTAAATGGATTGCTTGACAACCTCTCGGGATTGATAAAGTTGCTGTAAGGTCTTGATGATCGCGCTCGTATCGAGCATATCAATTGCGCCTTTTAGCCCACCCTTCTCGCTCATGGCTGCCCATGCGGTCACGGGGAATAGTTTGTTGTCCACGCCCTCTGTGAATAACCGCCCAAGTTCCTTAAACTCAGCGTTAAACACACCGACCGCCTTGCAAGCCTTCACCAATAGGTAAATTCTCTGTGTAAGGTTGTCTAGTTCTTGGGCTTGGTCTTCATATTCGCAGTAATCTGGTACTGGAATCATCGACCCGTTGGTTGTTGTTGCCAATAACGGCTTTGGACAAGGGAAAAACTGCTCTAACTCAAGAGGGTCATCACGCTCGTCAAGTGCTTGGGGGTATCCCTTGGCAACCCAACACACTTTTTTAGTGCGTTTGTTCCATATCTCAGCGACTTTAGCCTTCTTCCCATAGGTCGCTTTGGCGGTCATTGGGTTTTTAGCGTCTATATCGTCATTCTGGTCGTGTAATGGCACATTCTTGAACACATCACCAAAACGCTCGATGCCTTCTTCGGGTGTCATATACACCCAACGGCTTACCCACCACACCTCATCCCATGTTCGGGCTGGTGAATGGAGAAAGTCTGTCCAATAGACATAATCCACAGGGCTGTGCGCTGAATCAACGCGCTCGATTTCCTCTGTGTTGGTGATCTCAATGCCTTCGTCTGGCTCGATACCAGTCGCAGCTTCTGGTGGCTCTTGTCCAACAATGATTGGCTCATAGCGCACCCACGCTGTACCGCGACCAGGCAATAGTCTGTCCTCGACAACCCCACGCATTGCGGAGTCAAAGTCGTTGAATTGCGTTACTTCGTACTCAACCACGCGCTCTAGCATGGTGGAGGCTAATCGACCTACTGGGTCAGAGTCCATGAACCTACGGGAGACTTCTGGCTTTGCCATGCGTCCGTAGAGTGCAGGAAAGAGCACAGAGATGTTTGACCACAGGATGTTGAACTTCATCCTTGGCATCTCAATGGCATCGCGCTCGTCTCGGTAGCGTCTTACTACCTTCTTACCGCGCTTTTCCCACTTGTCAAAGACCTTGGCGGCTTTGTCTAGTTGGTCGTGCCAG